ATGAAGTGACAGATCCTCCTGGATTTTTTCTGAGAAATCCAATTATGCCTGATGAAATTGCGCCTCCCAGGATAACTATAAATCAAAATGGAACAGCTACAATAAATAATACGATTACATTATGAATTTTGACGAATTTGAAAATCAATACGAACCATTATTGGTTGGATTGACTCATATGCAAAAAATTAAAGTTTTAATGTTGGTTACGATTCGGAATTTAAAAATCGAATATGCTATACAAATGATCAACAACAAATAAACAAACATTGGCAATTCTTAATTAAATCATGTGAAAGCGATTAGGAGGGAATAAATGGATTTAGATTTAATTAAAATCTTAAGAATGGGACTCAATATTAATGAGTTCTTAACACTAATAAAAATGGATAAGACGATAAGGGGATTAGATTTTCCCTTTGTTAGTGCAGTAAATCATATTAATTCATTGAAAGAGAAGGGATTTCTCGAAGTCAATGATAATAACGAAATTAGGATAACGGCTAAAGGAGAATTACTCCTTAAGCCAAAATCCGAAATGAATTTTGATGATTTATTCTTTTTATATCCAGCAACAACACCAAACGGAAGACATCTGCGCACCCGCAACAAAGAAATTGGAGGCAGAATAACAAAGGAGTATAGATTTCTCAAGGAAAAATATGCGCTTCGAGTATTTGATGAAGATTTGCACAATAAAGTTATTGCCGCAACAAAATTTATGTTGGATCAACGACGAAAAAGTGGAGATTTAGATTATTTACAACAATTAGAAGTATATATTAATCGAAATGGATGGGAAAGATATATGGATGAAGAAGGCAATACGGAAAAGCCTATTATTGGAACATCTAATACAGAACGAATATAATGATTCATAATGACGTATTAGAGAGATTAGAACGTAATAAAAGACGCAGAGAGGAAGGAAAAACAATTGCAATACCCTGGAATCTTCCAAGATTATCGAATGTTCTTCCAGGTATAGTACAAGGCCGATATACCATTGTGACGGCCAATGCTAAGGTTGGAAAAACCCAACTAGCTGATTTTTTGTATGTTTATCAACCCCTAGAATGGTTAATTAATAATCCAAATGATGGAATTGACTTAAAGATTTTCTATTTCTCATTAGAAATGTCTAAAGAGAATAAGATGATAGCTGCAATTTCATATAAGCTACATAGAGATTACGGAATAATAATATCACCCGAGAAATTAAATTCTTATTATGCAGGATATGTATTGGACGATGAAACACTAAAGGTAATTAAATCGCCTAAATTTCAACAATGGCTAGAATTTATCGAATCAAAAGTTGAATTTCATGACACAATAAGACATCCATTTGGAATCTTTAATTACATGAAGACATATGCCGAAAGTCATGGTCACTATTCTAAGAAAAAGATTAATTGGACTGAAGAGAATGGAGATGTTACGGAAAAAATTGTAAACGATAAATACATTCCGAACAATCCAGACGAATACATAATAGTTTTAGTTGATCATGCAAGTTTACTATATATAAGCGAAGGATCTACACTTCATAAAGAAATGGGTGATTTTAGCAATAAATATTGTTTACACATGCGCGACAAGTGGAATTACATACCAGTAGTCGTTCAACAACAGTCAGCCGCAAGCGAGCAACAACAATTTACCAACAAGGGAGATACGATAATAGAGCGATTAAAGCCGTCGCCAGATTATCTGGGAGACAATTTGAATAATTGGGAAATTTTTATTGTCTTTGTATAAAATTATATAAAGATGAGAACATTAGATTTAAATAAGTTATCTGATAATACCATATATATAAAAGCAAAAGATAAATTAAAGTTTAAATCAATTTTAGAAAAACATAAAATAAAATGTTTAGAATATAAAATTTACAACAACACTGGTTGTCGTTAAATTCCGTGAATTGCTGGAATATCCTTAGAGTCAAATAAACTACAATATAATCAGAAATGGTAAGTATGAATGTTAAAAATTATTTGAATTGGACAATCAGCAGCTTATCTTATATCTAAACGATATAAGCAAGTTCACAGACTAGATATTGAAACTAAACATAAAACACAAACTGTGTCCTAAAAATATAGGGGGCGGTTAGACTGAAACAGCGATGGAGCATGGTAACATGATAAAACTCTGCTTCTAGGTTTATGTTTTACTCTTTAGAATATAATATATCCACGAGCGCGGAACGCGTATTTACGCGATGATATAGTCGATACTGTATAGAAATGTACAGAAGTGGTAATTAAAAAATCCACGATAATAAAATAGAAATTAACCGGCAGGGACTGTGATCTCATGCTAGGTCTGTTCTGGCCTCACAGGTATAACATAGAAAAATATAACGATTGGGATTTATCAAGAATTGGTAAATATCATAGAGAATTATCTATTTTACTAAATAGGAATGGAACGTCAAATGCATCAATTGATTTATATATGAATGGTGCTTCAAATTATTTTAAGGAATTGCCAAAAGATGTAAACGAACAAGTTTATGCTTATGTACATCACCAAAACGAACTAGAAAAACAAATACTAAAATAATGAATAATAAAATACCATATAATAATCATAGAAAGTTGTGGCTTAGTGACGAGTATTTAGGTGATATGTTTGAAGGAAATATTGACGGAATCGATAATTTCAAATATCAGCTGTCTAATATTCCGGTTAGTGAAAAATATACAATTATTGGATATGGATCATTATTAAATCAAAACAATGCATTATTTACGCTTGATACTATTTTCAATTTTAAAAGAGGGCTTCTTACTGGATTTACAAGAACATTTAATGTTGGAATGAGACAATCAATTCTGAACGTTGAAAAATCTATAGATCCTAAAAGTACAATGGCCGTATCTTTAATAGAAATTCCATTCTATGAACTTCCAGAATTAATAAATAGGGAGGCGTGGTATAATTTTCATCAAATAAATACAGGGGAAACCACAACGGGATTAATCGTATCTGCTAAAAAACAGGCCACAAACGAAAGAGTTGAACCTCAATTAAATTATCTTCATTTATGTTTATCTGGATTAAATGAATTCTATCCACAAGGAGTAGATAATTTTTTGGATGAAACTATGTGTTTTTCATACGAGCTCAAAAAAAGAGTTTCAGCAAGAGTGTTTTTGAACAATCTAAAACTAACGAATTATATTTTACGAAATGAATACAAAAATCGATAAATCAACGTTTCACAAAATTGCACTTTGTCCGCGAATGGGACGGGGTGGAATAGAGATAAATTTTTACTACATCCGTGAAGATAAAGAAGAATCATTTCGTTTAATGTATAGACAAAATACTGAATTTTCGTGCGGAGTTCACTTGATAGATATGGTTAATAGTATTCCTATGAAATATTTAGATTCCGTGTTATTGTGGATGAAAAATCATTTATATTGCATAGAAACGAATTTTGGAGTTATGGGCGGAGCAATGTTGTTATTTTCGGTAAGTCATGTTCAGAAAGCTCAAGCTGAAGCGTTAGAGAGGGTTTGCGAATATTCAACGCCATGGACATTAAATCCAAATTCAGGCAATAGTATAAAAGTTTTTACAATGTTATTAAATAATAGAAGGAATGATATTACCGACAAAGAGGAGTTTACCTATACAGGATAATCCAAAATTATTAATTATTTTTGGAAAACCTAAAAGTGGTAAAACAACCTTACTGGCAGCTTTAGATAATAATTTAATTATCGACTTAGATGATGGGGCGGATTACACAGAGGCCATGTCAATCAAAGCTACCACATTAGGAGATTTAAGAGATATAAGGGCAAAAATCATCGAAATGGGAAAGCCGTACAAGTTTCTTACATTCGATACCGTTACTGCACTAGAAGATCTATCCTTAGATCTTGCACTAATGGAATATAGAAAAACTCCAATGGGAAAAAACTTTGGTTTTAATTCAGAAACTGGAGATTATGAAAATGTCGACATAAGAACATTAGCGAATGGCGGAGGTGAATAAGTTGCCTCTATTTGACTAATTGCTGGAATATCCTTAGAGCTAAATATACTACAGCGTAATTGGAAACGATAAACGCGAATGTTAAAAAATATTTAGATTGGACAATCAGCAGCCAAGCTCCGTCTAGGAGAAGGTTCAACGACTATCCCTCGGGAGGGGAGTACATATATATAGACAATGATTATTCGTATATTTGGAAAAGTCAAAAAATTTTTGTATTTTGTAGCAAATTATTAAAAATGATAAACTACGAGAATATTCAACAACAACCTGAAGTTCATAGAATTTACAACTCAGAAAAATTTTATAAATGAATCTTTGATAAAAAAGGTTGATAAAGAAACGCCATTTAATGAATATTTCTTTAAGAGTACAAAAATTTAAAATATAGTCTAGACTTGCATGAAAATGTAAGAGCCATCGTACTTATATATTCGGATGGCATTTCAAAAAATACTTTCATCATTTAATGGTTTATCAGAATATGTTATTTTATGTGGACATACTAAAGAAAAAACCATTAATAAGGAAGGCAAGGAATTATCGGAAAATTCCTTGGATTTATCGGGTAAATTGGAAAGAATTGTATCAGCAAAAGCAGATGCAATTGGATATTTGTATCGTGAAGGGAATAAGAACTTTTTAGATTTTAATGGAGGTGGAGATTGTATTGTTGAGGCTAGACCAAAACATTTACGCAATCAGACCATTCTAATAGGAGAATCTAACGATAAAGGTGAGATAACTACATACTGGGACAAAATTTACAAATAATGAGAACTAAAATAATAGCTTGTACGTGTATACATTCCTTTCAGGACCGAATTTACGGTAAAGGTAATCGAGTACATAATGTCGGAGAGTGTGGAACCGAAGGGTCATGCACAGTTTGTGGCAACAAGAAGAAAATTTAATGAAGTTGATGTTTGGAGTTATAGCCATAGTTGGCTATTTCTTCAATATCAAAGAAAAAAGGAAAGTATCGTACATTATATGGCTTATATCTAATTCATTATGGAGCATCTATAGCTTTATTGCAGGTGAGTATGAATTGGGAGTAATGTTTTTAATGTACGATGCTTTTTGTATTTATGGAATATTTAACAAAGTAACAAACAATCAAGGAAGCTATGATTAATTTTAATGACGACAAATATAAAGAGAAGGAATCGAAGTTAATATTTAACAACGGGGATGCTGGTGTTGCCAGGGAATGCAAGTGTAGGATTCAAAAGCGCACTGCTGATGACAATATTAATGCCCCACTATATAAGCTATTCTTTACGGATAAAAATGGTGCTGAAATAAATAGAGGCATTTTTGAGACAACAATTAAAACTACCGATGCATCGAAAGTATTTTTAGTAAAAGAATGTAGGCACTTGTTGTCTCAATGCGGATTAGAAATTGAAAAAGATCGTGAATTTAGTAATGAAAATGAAATTTTAAATTATGCGATGGTGTCTTGTAAGGACGTGATTAAAGATATTAAATTTGGCGTAGCGGTATGTTATGGAACAGTAAAAAAACCTAATTCGTTTTTGGAAATTGATGGATTTTGGGGATACATAAACGAAACAAACATCGTTGATGGAAAACCACTTAAATTATCTCAAGGAGCGTTATTAAGGAAAATCGAACCAAAAACTGCAGATGATTTTACAATTACCAAAAAACCAATTAATGATTTGCCTTTTTAAGATAGTAAATAAATTTGCAAATTAACAGAAAAATGCATTTATTACACTGATTTATAGCTCCCTAATTGGAGCTATATTTCTATAATAATTTCGATTAATGAAAATTAACGATAGCAAATTCAGTGATGAAAAATTAGATGTTAATGCAGAAAACGTATTAAATTGCATTCCAGAATATAACATTTACGCAAACTATGTGGGAGAATTTGTAATAGGAAGAACATTTAAATCACCGCTAAGGGAAAAAGATGATCATCCATCATTTGGAATATATTGGTCGAAAACCAATGAAAATAAACTGTTATTTAATGATTTAGCTACTGGAATACATGGAGATTGCTTTAATTTAGTAATGAATGTATTCAACGTATCGTACAATAATGCATTATTAAAAATAATATTTGATTTTAGAATAAATGAATTATTTAAGATAAGGGATAATGTTATAATTACACCACAAAAGAATATACCAAAGATATTAGATAGGAGCGATCTTCCAGTTAGAGAAGAGGTTATAATTCAAATACGAGTGCGCGATTGGGAGCGTAGAGACAAAATGTTTTGGGGGGCTTATGGAATTACGTTTGATACGCTTAAAAAATATTACGTCCATCCAATTTCTCACATCTTTCTAAATGAGAAAATTATAACTGCGGATAAATATGCCTATGCATATCACGAGCAAAAAGATGGAATAAATAGATATAAGATTTATCAACCATATTCTAAAAATATGAAATGGTTGTCAAATTTTATCGAAGCAACATTATCCGGCTGGACGCAAATGCCAGATAAGGCAAATGCATTAATAATAACGTCATCATTAAAAGACGTGATGACACTAACGGAATTGGGGTTTAATTCAATGTCACCACAAACCGAAACTTATTCATTTAAAGATCATATTGTTAAAATACTATATAACAGATTTGATAAAATTTACATATTTTATGACTATGACAAGACGGGAATAACGAATACATATAATGCAGTAAGAAGATATGGATTCATTCCAATATTTACTAAGAG